CTCCAATGAGGAACTGAGCGGCGTCTTCGTGGCCTTGACCCAGATCGTGTCCAAGGGCGCGGTCCAGATGGAAGAGCTTCGGCAACAGCTTGGCGACCGCCTGCCGGGCGCTCTTTCGATCATGGCTGACGGCCTGCACGTCACCACGGCTGAACTCGTCAAGATGATGTCGCAAGGTCAGATCACGTCTGACGCGCTGGTGCCCTTCGCTGAAGAACTGGACAAGCGGTTCGGGCCGGGCCTCGGGACGGCTCTGGCCGGGACGACCGTTGCTTTGGGCCGGTTGCAGAACGCAGCCTTCCAAGCCCTCGTGGGCTTCGGCAAGGGCGGGTTCATCGAAGCCTTCACCGAACTGGCGAACAAGCTGACGAAGCTGGTTCAGTCGGCGGACTTCGCGGCCTTCATCGGGAAAGCATCTAAAGCCGTTGCGGTCCTTATCAACTTCCTGACGGTGTTGGTCACAAACTTCAAGGTCTTCGTAGCCGTGGTTGCGGGCTTTGCCGGATTGAAGTTGGCCCCCCTTCTGATCGGGATCGCATCGGCCTTCAAAGAGATCACGGTCGCCACCCGTGCGGCCATTGCCACGCAGCTTGCGGTGCGGACTGCCATCGGCGCGACCGGCGCGGTGGCGGCCACGTCGGCCATCGGCATGACAGCCTTCCGGGCGGCGCTGACAGCCCTTATTAGTTCCACGGGGATTGGCCTTGCCATCACCGCCATTGCCGCTGGTATCGGCTTCTGGGCGGCCAGCGCGGATACGGCGTCCACCGCTCTTGAAAATCACAAGGCGATTCTGGATCAGGTCAAGGACGCCTATGACGCTACGGGCGGCTCGGTCGAGAAATGGCGCGATGCGGTCAAAGACCTGACGCTGACCGAGGCCCAGCAAAACCTGAAAGCCCTTCAGGCGTCCTTGAAGGCTACCGATGCGGAGTTCACCCGGTTCGGCGTGGCTCGCATCGCTGCCGGTAAGGGTCCGGTTCCGACTTTTCAGGGTGTGGCCGATGCTCAGATCGCTGGGGTCGCAAAGCTCCATGCGGAGTTCATTGCGGGGACCATAGACTCTAAAAAGTTCCTGAAGGCTCTGGACGATCTGAACCAGCAATACAAGAATGGCACCCCGGTCGTTGACAACTATGGCGTCATGGTCATCGCGGCTGCGAAGAAGCTGATCGAGGCCAAGGACGCGACAGACCAAGCTACGGGCGTCATTACAGCGATGACCGGCGCGGTAGGCCCTGCTGGGCAGGCCCTCGATAAGCTGGCCGGGTCCGGCAAGGATGCTGGCGAAGCGATGGCCCAAGCGGCTGAAGCAGGCGTCGGCGAGTTCAACAAGAAGATGGAAGACCTTCAGGGCTTCCTGCCGAAAACTGGCGCGGACCTGAAGACTTTCGAGGGCACAGTTCAAGGTATCCAAGACGCTTTCGAGGCGGCTCTACGGGCAGCCAACGACCTGCCTGACGCCATCATGCGGATTGCGGCCCAGCAGCAGGCCCTTGCCACGGCGAACGCAGCGGTGATCGCGGCGGCGCAGGCCGAAGTGGACTCCAGCTTTGGCAGCATGACGAACGCGACCGACGGGGCAGCCCAGCTTCTTCGCAGCGTCGAAGGCTTCCAGCCGACCGGCAAGTTGGACAAGAACGCTTTCCGGGCGGGCTTCGGCTCGGATACCGTCACCCTGTCTGACGGCACGATCCAGCGGATTACCGAAGGTATGACGGTCTCGGTAGCGGATGCCAACCGCGACCTGATTCGTCGGATCACGACCGAGTTCATGCCTCGCGCACGGAGCCAGATTGGGGCGTCTCAGTTCGATTCTCTGCAACCCCAGCAGCAGGCCGTTCTGACCTCGCTGGCCTACAACTTCGGGACGATCCCCGACAAGATCGTGCAGGCTGTGAAGACCGGCACGGTGGCACAAGTTCAGGATGCAATCCGGGCAACGGCCCCGCAGGGCGATGAACACTTCGCCCGGCGGCAGAAGGAAGCTGCGCTCTTCGGAAGCACGGCCAATACTGAGGCGCAGGCCGCAGCACAAGTCAAGGCTGACGAAGAGATCAAGAAGACGGCTGAAGACAAAGCCAAGGCCGACAAGGCTGCGGCAGACGCGACCGCTGCGACCATCGCTGACGGCCAGTTTGCGATCCAGCAGCAGACCGAGATCAACGACGGCAAGGAACGGCAGGCTGCGATTGAGGCTGCCGTCCGGTCTGCGCGTGAAAAAGACAAGAACATCACCGACGATCAGATCAAGCAGATCGAAGAGCAAACTGGCAAGGTCTACGATCTGGCCCACGCGGAAGAGATTGCCAACCGCCCGAAAGAGGCTGCGAAGAAGGCCGAGGAACTGGTCAACAACCTGTTGTCCCAGCGGAACTCGCTTCAGGAGCAATTCAACACGGCCCAGCAGGCCGGTGATCTTTCCGGGCAGGATGCCCTGAAGGCCCAAATCGTGTCCGTCAATGACGAACTGACCAAGGCAATCGACAATGCCGAGGCCATGTGGAAAGCCGTGGGTGGGCCAGAAGCTGACGCGGCCATCGCCAAGCTGGAAGCGACGAAGGTCGCGGCAGAACACTTCAGCGATCAGGCCAAGACCAACTACCTCGAATGGGGCAAGGTCAAAGACATGATCGTGGACGGGCTGGCGTCCGCCTTCGACTCGTTCTCCCAGAAGGTCGCGGACGGCGAGAAGCCCCTTCAAGCTCTGCGAGAATCCTTCCTGCAATTCGCGTCTGACTTCCTCGTCCAGATCGCCCAGATGATTATCAAGCAGGCAATCTTCAACGGCCTGAAGGCGGCCTTTGGCGGCACGGGTTTCGGGGCGCTGATCGGCCTAGGCCACACGGGCGGCGAAATCGGAAGCTCGCGGGTCGGCTCGGGGAATATGTCCCGCACGGTCAACCCGGCGATCTTTGCCGGTGCCCCCCGGTATCACACTGGCGGGGTCGTTGGCCTTGCGCCCGGTGAAGTTCCGATCATCGCCAAAGAGGGCGAGCGTATCTTGACGCAGGCCGAGGACAAGGCGCTCGGGAAGACGCTGGCAAGCCACGGCGCGGCCCCGGCTGCCGACCCCAAGGTGAAGGTCATCAACGGCATCGACTCGGCCTCGTTCCTCGAAGCCGCTCTTGCGTCCCCGTCCGGCGAGAAGGTAATCCTGAACTGGCTGCGGGCGAACGCGAACGCGGTGTCTGGATCGAGGGGCTAATATGGCAATCATTTTTCCGTTCAAGCCCAACTGGTCCAGCCACTTCGCCAAGACCCTGAACTACAAGACCGACATCAGGGTCACGCGGGACAAGACCGAAGAGCGTGACGCCCGGCGGTCGCAGCCTCGAACGACTATCGAGTTCACGGCCAACCCGGTGCGGGGCGATGTCGCCAAGACGGCGGCGCTTCTGTTCAAGGACGTGCAGGGCGAGTTCGTCATGCCTGAGTTCACGATCAACGCCAAGGCGACCGTGGACCGGATCGCAGGCTTTGACTCGTTCATCATGGCGGACCCTGTGCCGTTCTGGGTGGCCGCCGGGCTGTGGGTCGTGGCGACGACCAGTGCCGGGCTGGAAGCCTTCCTCGTGGTTTCTGTTGCCACCGGCACGGTCACGATCACTGGCACTCTGGCGGGCAGCGTTACCGCCGGGGCGAAGGTCTATCCGGGCCTCGTCGGCAGGATCGACCAGAATACCAAGGCGAGCCTTATCACCAGCCGGGCCTCTGGCTTTCCGGTCAGCTTCGACGCGGACCCCGGCACCCGCAATTATCCGGCGCAAGGTGTGCCCTTCTACGACGGGGCGATCACCGGCCTGTCTCGGCACGTTTCTGCGGCCATCGGTGGGTCCACGACCTACTATACCATCGCCCAGCTTGGCCTGACCGCTGCGATGGTGGACACGGGCCGCGTGAGCTTTTCTGAAGTCGTCTACGCCAAGTTCACCGACTCCAGCGGCGGCCCTATGGGCGGCCTCGTCAGCGCCAACGTGAAGTGCTTTGCGGACAATGGGGCAGGCGCTCACGCCACGTCGGCGCTGCTGGGCGGGACGTTCGACTCGACGGTGACAATCACGGGAGAGGCCACCCAGACGATCTCGATCAAACTGCTGCCGGGAACCCGTCACGTCGGCCTGAAGCCACAAGTCCTTTCGACCATCCCGATCTACACGCTGGCGACATATTCTGTCACGAACACGATCTCTTGGTTGCCCGAGGATGACTCGGTTCAAGGCTATTTCAAAGAGACTCCGATCTTCGTGCTGAAGCCGAACTGGTCCACGGCTGTCAGCCTGACGGCCTTCGGCTCTCTCGAACAAGTGGATTACGACAATGGCGTGGTCGAGAACTACAGCTACCTGAACTGGAACGCGGTCTCGACGCAGGCCACGTTCATGCGCCGGGATCAGGCCGAGATCGACCGGCTCGTCACCCTGTTCAACGACATGCGCGGGCAGCAGGGCGAGTTCTATGTGCCGACGTGGCTGGATGACTTCGACATCTCTCTGGGCGCGGCGCAGGGGGCTTACACGCTGACAACGCCCGGCCTGACGGTGTTCCAAGCCTATGCCAGTTCCGAGTTCCACAAGGCTGCCATCGTATTCTGGCGGGACGGGACGTTCCAGATCAACCCGGTCGTGAGTATCGCGGGGGCCGGTCTGAACTCGCTGACGACCTTCCAGAACCCTTGGACCAAGGCGCTCAATTCCACGAACGCACTCTTGGCCTGTTGGTTCTTGCGGTCCCGGTTTATGATCGACACGCTGACCCTTGAATACCAGACGGACAACAAGGTCACGACCCAACTGACCTACAAGATCGTGAAGGAACTGGTCTGATGTCCACGCCCATTATGAACCCTCGCGCGGTCGGCCAACCTGCCGAGCTTTACCTTTTCCGCTATGGCACAGACCCGGCGTCCTACTATGCCTATACGGACATTACCGAGCCGATCACCGTGGGGGCCTATGTCTATCAGCCGCTGCCGATCAAGCGCGGTAAGATCGTGTCTTCGGGGACGCTGGACAAGTCTGCCCTGTCGGTGGAAGCCCCCCTGTCCTGTGGCGCGGTGGAACTCTTCCGCATCTATCCGCCGGACGAGATCGTGACGTTGGTCATCCGGTCGGGCAGCATCACCGACGGCGTGACCGGGACGGAAGGCGACTGGCCGGTAGTCTGGTCGGGCCGGATCATCCAGTGTTCCCGCGACAACGAGAACGGCCCCATTGGCACGTTCACTTGTGAGCCTGCCAGCACGTCCATGCGCCGCACCGGCCTGCGCCGCCACTATCAACTGTCCTGCCCCCACGTCCTCTACGCCCAAGGGGACTCGCTCTGCAATGCAGATAAGGTGGCCCGGACGATCAACACCACGGTCGAGTCTTTGACCACGACCAATGTCACCGTCCCGGCTGCCGATCTGGCGGGTTACGTCCTGACCAAGTTCTTGGGCGGCACGATTGAGTGGACCAGCCCCGCAGGCCGAGCCGTGAGGTCGATCATTCGGATCAGCGGAAGTGCCTTCATCCTCTCAGGTCCGACGACCGGCTTGGCCGTGGCCGACGCGGTAGCCGTCTCTCTGGGCTGCAACCACCAGACTGACGACTGCGACTTGCTCCACCAGAACATCCTGAACTATGGTGGGCAACCATACATCCCCCAGATCAATCCGATCAAAACGAATCCGTTCAACTGAGGCCGTGACCCATGCCATTTTTCGTCCAGCTTCTTATCGGATTGGCGATCAACATCCTCGCCTATTTGATCCTGCCGAAACCTAAAGTCGAGAAGCCCCCGGCGGCGTCTGATCTTGAAGACCCGGTGGCCGAGGCCGGTAAGCCTTTGCCCGTCCTGTCAGGCAGCATGACCATCAAGGGCTTGAATATCCTGTATTGGGGGGAGAAGTATAAGGCCACCCGCAACGTGTCTACCGGGGGCAAGAAATGACGGTAGTGACCAAAGAAGACTGCAAGGCGGTGGGGTTCTGTGTCAGGGGGCAAATGCGGTTTTTCCGCGCTCACGGGCTGGACTGGACGGCCTACTACCGCGATGGTATCCCTGTCGAGAAGCTGGCCACGATTGACGACCTGAACATGACAAGAGCCATCGAAAAAGCAAAGACTCGGGAAGAAGGATCGTCGTCGTGAGCAGCAGTAAAGGTGGGACTTCGACTCCGGTTACGGACTACCTTCTTTCGATGCAGTTCGGTATCTGCAAGGGTCCGCTGGATTCGATCAACCAGATTTACATCAAGGAACTGCCGGTCTGGTGCGGTCTGATGACTTCGGCGAGCGTCTTGTCGATCAACCTGCCCGAACTTTTCGGCGGGGACTTGGCCGAGGGCGGCCCGGTCGGAACCATCGAGTGCTACTTCGGTGATGCCGATCAGGTCATGTCGCAAGAAGTTGCCAGCCGCATGGGCAAGACGCCCGTGACCATGCCGGGATACCGGGGGATTGCCAACCTGTTCTTCAGGTATGGGCCGGGCAGCACGACGCCAAGTAGTTCCATATTTGACCTAATGTATGACTTGGTTGATATGGTAAACGGGGTTGGTCCACCGGGCGGTTTCAAGTGGTCTACGAACAATCCCTATCTGCCTTCGACGTGGGTCAACTGCACCCGCATCCCGAAGTCCCTGTCTGAGTCGTTCGCCACGATTTATCCCTATGATCCCGACTGGACGCAAGAGAACGACGTGACCGTCTCGATCAACGGGACCACGACCCTGACGCTGGCAGACATGGGCGTGACCGCCGAGCAAGTGGACTCGGGGATCGTGACCCTGACCTCGGCTCTGACCTGCACTATGAACTACACGGGGCTGGGCGGCAGCGGCCCGGCGGATGGCTATGTCTCGATCACCCACCGTTTCTACAAGGACAACGGCTCGGGCGGCGTGGGCGTCCAGATCGGCTCGACCTATACCGCCGGGCCGGGTCTCTCGACTGGCGGCGGCACGGCCAACTTGGTGGAAGTCCTGCCGCCCCTGACCCGGTTCGTGAAAATCCAGCCGACGGTCCTGCCGACCTTCCCGATCTTCACGGCGACCAGCTATTCCCACACCGACCTGATCTCGTTCCCGAGCCACAATGGCGGCTGGTGTGCCCCTGACGGGACGCTGACGGTTCTGCCGCAGGCGAACCCGGCCCACATGATCTACGAGGCCCTGAACGACTCGGATTGGGGCATGTCGAACCCTCGCACGGGCTTCGATCTGGATAGCTTCATGTATGCTGCCGAGGTCTTCTACAATGAACGGTTCGGCCTTTCGATCCTCTGGTCTGAACAGATGGAGATCGAGAAGTATGTGACGGAAATTCTGGACCACGTTCAGGCGTCCTTGTTCGTTGACCCGAAGTCCGGCCTGTGGCGGCTGATCCCCTACCGGGCCGACTACGACGTGAACAGCCTGCTGGTCCTTGACCCTACGAATTGCCGGGCCACCAACCGCCAGCGGAAGGGCTATGCGGAGATCGTCAACGAGGTCGTGGTCTCTTGGACCAACCCCGAGAACGAGGGCGAAGAGACTGTCACCTTCCAAGACCCGGCCAGCATCTCGACGCAGGGTTTGGTCTCGACTACGCGGAACTATTACGGCGTCCGCTACGTTGAACTGGCGAACCAGTTGGGCGCTCGGGATATTCGGGCCGCGTCGTATCCGACCTTTATGGCGGACTTCGTGGCCTTGCGCGATATGTCCAATATCTTCCCCGGATCGGTCGTCAAACTGAACTGGCCGGAAGACGGGATCGAGGGCATGGTCCTGCGGGTCGGCAAGGTGGACTATGGTCAGCCGGGCGACAGGTATGTTCGCTTCCCGGCGACCGAGGACATCTACGGGCTGGAAGCCGGGCAGTATGTCAGCATCCAGAAGACGGGCTGGGTGAACCCCAACGTGCCCCCGGCCCCGATGGACATCTTGGACATTATGACGGCTCCGCTGGCGCTCTATGCGCGGGCAGGGCACCCCGTCACGTCCCTGACCGATGCCACCTTCCCCATCGTGCCGGTAGCCCTGCTGGGGAACCGCTCTGGGGCGGACGCGGTGGAGTCGTTCGATGTCATGGGGCAGGGCTTCAAGCCCAACGGCGAGACTGAGACCGTCGTGCTGGCGAACCTGCCGCCCACGCCCACGGCCCTGCTGTCGGTAGAGCTTGTGGCCGAGGCCGTGACCTACATGACCAACGCGGAGATGATCCGGTTCTGCGGCTATTATGGCCCCGAGACCGGCGCGTTCCTGAACATCGGCAGCGGTGACACCGCGTCCGAACTGGTCATGCTGGACAGCTACAACACGACGACCGGCTGGAAGCTGGCTCGCGGGATGTATGACACTGTGCCGCAGGCGTGGCCGGTAGGGACGCGAGCTTGGTTCATCGGTGACGCCTTGCGGCCTATCGACCCGAGCGAGCAGAACGCTGGCGTCGAAGCCGACTACTACCTGTTGCCCAAGTCCAGTGGCGGCAAGCTGGCGCTTGCGGACGCGCCCTTGGTGACGTTCGTTCCGAGCGACCGGCCCTATGCCCCTGACCGGCCTTCCAACGTTTCTGTGGCGGCCTCTGGGGCTGGTGCGCTGACGACTTCGCACCCGGTCGCGGTGCAGAACGCCAGTGCGGAGTCCCAGACCTCTGGCGTTCCGAATACTTGGACCATGGTTCACATGGCGGCGGCGACCGATCAAATCTGGTTCTCGCCGAACTACCACCTGTATCCCCGCACGGGGTTGCGGTTCTTCAAGCCCGGCGGAACCATCGGCTACGACGCTTCGATGGAGCAAATCCTGTCGATCCCGGCGGGCATGGTAGAGCGTATT